TCTGGTCCATCTTGTTTAATTCTACCACCTTTACCCCACATTAGGTAAGTTTCAATATCCGTTGCAATTTTAGATAAGTGAGCTGCTTCCATATTTGTAATGAAAGTTCTTGTAAGAGTTCCATTTTCAAATGCTTCTCTAGCGCCTGCTTTACCCATGTTTGCTACAAGTCCTTCTATACTAGGTACAGATGGATTGTTTGGATCAGTGTTGAAGTTTCTCCAGATTTCAGTAACAGGTACAGTACCATCAGCGTTTAAACCACCTTTGATCATTAAATCTGCTCTTGAAGAAATTGAATAGTGAACGTGTGCTTCTGCTCCTCCTACAAAGTTGTAGAATTCACGGAAACCAGATCCAGTTTCAATGTCTGAGAAACGTTCTCCGTACTCACCTCTTGCAGAACCTTTTCTGAAGAACTTTGTACCTTTAGCTAAATACTTGTTATCCAAGATAGCTGCGTTGTTGTTGTTTACCAATTGAACAGTATAGATAAAACCGTCACCTGCTGGGATAATATCATCAGCCGTGATGTAAAGTTCTAATCCATTGTACTTATCATAAGTGATAATATCACCATGACCAAAAGTTCTTTTGGAAATTTTAATTTTAAAGGTAGTACCATCTTGACCTTTAGTTACATTTGCTACTTCTATATCAGCAATGATATAAGGTAGATCTTGTGCAATAGGAGTTTGCCATTTGTACTCACCACGCGCATTGTCCACCATGATTGTGTTCTTTCCACCGAATGAAGCCATTTGATATAAAGGCATTTCTACCTTCTGGGTCATTGCCCATAAATCTACTGGTCCCATATCCATAGGCTCAGCGTTACCGAGCATTTGAGTAAGGTGATAAGAATCAACATGAGAACTTGCCTTGTAGCTTGTATCTCTTAGGAAAATCCCATTATTTAATACTGGAGTTGCCATAATTTACTTGTTTTTGTTAATAATTAATTGTGTTTATATTTAAATTCTCTATTTAAATTCGTTTAAAAATGTTGTTGGTTCTTGGTAACTTCTTACCTGCTGGTTTTCTTTTATTATCATCTTTTTCCTGTATACCTAATGATGCAGAGCTATTACTTGCTGCTGCAGTTTTTAATTTTCTGACAGTTTGCTCAACACTTTTTTGAGCTCCCTTATCCATTATTTTTGCTTTGTATCCTGCTGGATCTTGAAGTAACCATAATGCTTCAGAAATTAATGTATAATTTGGTTCTACAAATTGATACTTCTCTAATAGGTGTCCTAATAAATTTGTATTTGTTCCATTTACAGAAGGATAACTAGGTTGTACTAAACCATTATATAACATAGCTTGTGTTTTTCTATCTACTTTGATATCTCCTAAACTACCTTCTTTAAGTGTTTCATATACATTTGACATATATTTTTTAGACGCTTGTTCTTGTTGTTTCTTTTTTAAGTCTTGTTCTTCAAGCTTTTTAACAACAATTTTTTCTTGCATCTTATCTAGCTTAGGTTTAAACTTAGCAGCTTGTTTTTCAAGCTTACCTAAGTCTTTCCAGATTTCTATCTCTTCAGCTATTTCATCTGAACTTCCATATCCAGTTGCCCCTAAATATTCTTTAATAATTGTTTCTTGATCTGATTCAGATTTAAGACTCAATTGTTTTGTTTCTTCAACACTACCTAAAGTATTAAACAAACCTTTAATATCTGTTCCACCGTCTGCTACATATCTTGCAGCAATTTGTAATTCTTCTGGTAAACTAGCAAAAAATTGCTTAGGTGTTTCACGTCTTACTTGGTTAGCTTTTTCTTCTAAGTTAGCTTCAATTAATTCTTCCCAATCCTTTGCACTGTAATCATCTAATGATTTTTCATCATCAAAAGGTACAATCTTGTCATCTTTAATAAGTTTACTGAATACATCAGATATACCATTAATAGATTTTCTACCTCTTTTTTTCTTTTCTACATCTTCATCAGATTCATCATCCAATGTGTCTATAATATCTTTAACATCTTCTGTTTCAGCTACTATCTCATCAAGAGTTTCTGTAGCTTCTTTTTCTTCTTCTAATGGTTCTTCTTTAGACTCAACTTTTTGATCTAAGTTATCAACACCATCTTCATCTGGATTAGCAAATGAAAAATCAGGTTTTTTACTTAACCCACTTAAGATATTAGGTTTAGATTTACTTTCTTCTGGTAATGTTACATCACCAGCACTTGGAGCTCCGTTAAAGATCTCATCTAAGTTAATATCTAATGTTTCTACATTGCTATTCACAGCAGCTTCTTTTGTATTCATAATATTGTTGGTTTTAATATTTAGTACTTATATATACAATATAATAAAAGTTTACCTATACTACAATAGATAAACTTTTATTATTTTACATTTATGTAAAGTTTTTTGCAGTATATAGCTAACGCCAATTATTTATTGTTAGATTTCTTAGATGCTTTAACATCATATTGATTTTTGTTAGTTCTAGCAATTTGTAAATCTTTGTTTGCTACATCTCTTGTTGCTGCAATTTTTTCTCTTTCAACTTGCAATCTTTCTGATTCCATACTTCCTTTCATTGCCATTTCATCACGCTTAAGATTTGTCTGTTCTTGGAATCTTGTAGTATCTCTAATATCTTTCATTGCATCTTGATAATCAGATACTTGATTTTGATTTATGTCTACTCCAGCTCCAAAACCAGCTGATCTAATTTCAGCAATAGTTATATCATTCTGTCTATCTTTGTCATTTTCTTGCATTTCAACTTGTAGTTTTTGTTGCTCATCTTGAGCTTTAGCTTTAAGTTGTTGTTCTTGCATCTGACGTTGCTGTTGCATATCTTGAGCTCTTTGTTGTTCAACTCTTACTTCTGAGTCTTTTAAGATGTCAGTTATTTCAGATATTGAATCAGCTTTAACAATGTTACCAAGCTCATAAATAGATGCACCAGTTGTATTGTTAGTTAATGCCATTTGTTTAAGTTGATCTAAGACTGCTCTGTGGTTAGTCTTAGTAGTTGCAAATACATTAAAATCTCTAAGTAATAGATCAGTACCATTCATGGTAAAATTAACCTTCTGAGCCTCTGTAGAGATGTAAGATAATCTAAGACTTGGATTTGTACTATTATAATACTGAGCTAAGTCTGTTCTCATCTGATGTACTCTAGGCATTAGATGATCTGAATGTTGTACAAAATAAATTTCTGTTTGTGCATATGATTGTTGCATAGCATTTACAACACCTGTTGCAGTTTCTGCAGATACAGCACCACCTAATCGTTGTGGGTTAATACCAATAGAATCAAAACATTGTTGTTTAAAGTAATTTGCCAATTGTATTCTAGACATTAATCTACTAGTCTGCTCCATGTTTAGAGTTTGATAGTGATTAAAGTTAGTAGCATTTTCTGTATTAGTAATAGATGTATCTAATGGTAGCATTTGAAAATCTTTCATTGCTACAAATGCTTTAGCGTAATTATTTTTACCCCAGTCTTCACCCATTGAGTGACGTGGTAAAGCATTTTGATCAAACATTATTACTGTTCCTAACTCATCTATTAAGATATCAGCAATTTGGTTATTAACCATATTGTAACCTACTTGATAAGCTTTCATTAAATCTACTAAAGATGTTGATCTAGTATTTCTATCAGAAAAAACTCTACCTTCTACTGGTAGTTTACAACCATATAAAGAATTTTCTCCTTTAAATTGAAATGGTAATCTACCCGGCTTATCTCTATTGATACCTAAGTATATTGGATTAACATTATCATCCATTGTAGTTCTCCACATAGCTGGTACATTAGGTCCAACTTTTACTCCACCCCATGTTTCATTTATCCATATCCATTCAACATGCTCACCTTGTAGCAACGTATCTTTAGATTTGTTTTTAAATATTGATGTATCATAAACTGGTTTCTCAGTTATCTTAAATGATTCGTCAATTATTTCCTGAGTTACCTCACCATCAAATTCTATTTTAGTTAAATGACCAACCTTTCTTTGAGTCTTCCAATAAATAGTAGATACTCTCATCAAGTTTCCATCTCCCCATTGTTCTAGGTCTTCACTTTGTGAAAGTATTTGAGTAAGTATATCTCCTCCACCAGCTGGGTCAGCTCCGTAATTACTTGCATATTGTCTGTATGCTAAACCTGGCATGTTTGTATTCCATTCATGAGATCTAGTTGCATCATAGTATGATCCATCATTTTGATAACCATTAACCTGATACTGTGCAGAACGTGCAGGATATATTCTTTGTAGAGATGATAATTGTCTTTCATCCATTAAATAACCATACTTATCTACTACATCAGATACAGTCATTAAATCAACCTTACCTACATAATTAGAATCAGCTATATATCTTTGATCTGGAGATTTTTGATAAAACGTTAGTACAGGATTCCATAACTCTACATCATAATCATCCTCTAACATACGGAAATGCCAAAACTCTCTATCTGCAATAAGCATATCACGAAATCCTCTTTCTTCTAGCTCATGCATTTTAAATCTTTCCTCATCCACATTTAATTGGTGAGTTGCCCATTCTTCTATACTACTTCTATAAGACTTACTAAAGTAGTCTTCTATTTCAGGAAGTGTTTTTAAGTTATCTGGAGATAGTTGTTGTTGTGCTTCTTCAGATTCTGGATCCATTCCAGCTTCAATCATTTTTTGAACTAATTGCATTTCAGCATCAGCTAACAAAGTATCTTCTATCTGTTGTTTTTTCTGAGCTAACATTTCATTATATGATTTGTCATCAACAGCTCTAAACTGTACCTTGTTGTAACGTTTACTAAACTCACCGCTTAGTACATTGATTACATTTGGAACAATAGGATAAAATTTAAGTTCTAACGCAGAATCATTTTCTTTTGTTAAAACATCCATCATATCTTTATAATCATTGTCTTCTTCAATTATATAATCAGACTTATCAATAATACCTTTAGCTAACTTATAATTTTTTAAAAGTCTTCTTGAATTTGATCTTAAAAATTCTACACCTTGTAATTCTAACCAATCTAAATTCCATGCTGCCCAATCATCAGTTTTTTCTGAAGAAGGTAAAAACTGTACTGGTTGTGTTAAGCTTGAATACGTAGGGCCTCCTTCAGCCTTGGCACCATTTTTTAACTGCATTGCATTTAATACTTTCATTACGTATTTTATTTAGTTGAATCTATTTAATATTTTTAAATCCTGATCTATTAGTTCTGCCAGTTCTAGATGAAGAACTACGCCCAATATTTTTAAACGGACTATACTTTAATTTATACAAATTTTCTGAATTTACCAAAGATTTACCCTCTGATTCGCGTCTTTTAGTATATCCTCTGTTAGATTGTTGTATTTTAACAAATGCAATTAATGCACCAAAAGCAACTAATCTATCCACGTTTAATCCAGGATAATAGGCTAACATTTCTTTTATTAACATAGGATCAGGTACTCTTTCTACTCCTAATGTTTGATTTGTTACCACACCATTTATATCTGTTTCTTCATCAATTACTTCTCTTAAAAATTCTATTGCATAAGAAATTAAATGACTTTTAAATAATGTACCTGTATTCTTCCATCCGTATTCTTGATACACTGTTTTGTTAGAACCTAAATCTTTTAAGAATAGTATCTGTTGTTTAGGTACTAAATAACGTTGCTTTTTTCTGGCAATCATGTGTTGTATAAATAATGATATATTATTTTCAACTAATGTCCAGGCATTAAACCATTCTATAATTAATTCTAATCTTTCATGTGTCTTATTGATGTCATCAAATCTACCACACCAAGCTGCAACAACTTTATCTTTTTCTATAAACTGTTCTACGTCACCTGACTCATTAGTTCTGATTACTTCCATTGCATTCTTGTATACAAAAATACTACACAATGAATCTGAAGTAGTTGTTTTACCTTCTGATACTGGATCAATAGAAGCATAGTATGCTCCAAATTCTGGACTCTTTATTGGTCTTTCCCAAACTACAATAGTACCTGTTTTATCTATTTGTTTTTTATCTACAGGAAATTTACTAATTGGAAGTTTATTAGTTCGTTTAGCAAATATACCTGTCTCATCCCTGTCTAATTCTATTAACTCATAAGGATATTCTTTTTCTTCAATTCTTTTTTGCTGTCTGGTTAAAACACCTTGAGGAAATATTGATGCTTTTCTATATGCAAAAGCTTCAGCAATATTCATTGGTTTTTGAGAAATTCTTAACTGAAATTGTTCTCCATTTAATTCATTCTTCCATCTTGACCTTTCTTCTATAATTGCTTTAACAGCATCCTCTACTAATGAGTTACCGTATTTATCAATGTAAGGTGGCATAGAGTGCTGTTCAGGTATAAACAACCCTGCCATACCTATAGTGCCATCAGCGTCCATTAGATTCGTTTCTACAGAATATATATCATTTGCTGCAGGATTTAATATCATTTCCTTTAAAGGATTACATTGTTGCAAATCCCCTACAGATCCTGCTGCTATAAACATACCTGTTGTCATCATTCCAGAAGACATAGCTGGACGTAAGTACTCATATGTATCTGACATCTTTGGTGCTATACCTGCTTCTTCATGAAAGAAGTATGTACACGGTCCACCAACTCCAGTTGTAGCATTTTTCTCAAATGATCCACCCTGTATTTTAGATTTTAATCCTCTTGCTGTTTTCCTGTTGTTTACTTTAACTTCAATCTGTTGTTGCCATAGTAATACTTTCTCTGGATTGCTAGGTCTATACCAAGCAGTATGCTCATTAAGAAATGTTTTATATTCATCTAAAAATTTCCAAGATCCTTTGTCATTAATAAAATCTTTTAATGATGCTCCCACTTTACATATAGATCCTTCTTCAAACCAATATTGATTAATAATTTTACCCATATGAAAATATGAGGAAGCAATCTGACGCTTTTTAAGTATAGCTGAGTGTTGGTTATTTAACTCAGCTAGTAATTCATAAAGAGCCATATGGTATTGAGCATCTCTTACTTTAGCAAAACCATATTTCTTTTCTTCTTTATCAAATATAGGTAAGAAGTTTAACCACATGTAGTAATCTCTACTTAAGAAAAAACTTTTAGGACCATCATTGTATATAACACCTACTCTACATTTATTTTTTTGATCTTCCCAATAATTAGTAAAATCTTTAGATCTAAAAGGAGCATTACAATAAAATCCTTGAGTATTAAACGTTTTAGCTTCACTATTAAAATCATATGCTATTTTTGTAAAACCATAATCTCCAGGTTCTTTAAATATACTTAGTATATAATCTATAAAAGACTTTTCTGTTTCAAAATCAGTAGTACTCCATTTACCATTACCATATGTAGGAATGGTTTTATACATCCGCCACCTCTACTAGAATAGCAAAGACATCTCCTTCTTGAATAAGTAAATGTTCTTCTCCTTCGTGTTGCATACTAGTTGGTAAACAATGTTCAGTGTATTGTACAACATCACCCATCTTTATTTCATCTACAGATTGACCTAATCCTACTACCGTACCTATACATTCTTTTTTAATTGCCATTTCAGGTAAAATAAAACCTGATTTAGTCATTGTTTCCGCTTTCTTCTGTTTGATTAGAAGTTTTTTTCCTACTGGTATTACTTGTTGTGCCATCGTTGTTAGTTTTTTGTGTATTATTAAATTCTGGTTCATCCCAATAGCAAAAATGCCATTGAATTTCTTTTTTTTTGTTTATCATATTTGATCATAAGCCAATCCTGCTCCTCCACGCACTGAACTTTCTTGTTCATTCTTCATATCAGTAAATGCGCCTTTATATGATTGTCTTATCTGCTCAAATTTAGCAGCAGCATTAATCATAGAGTTCATATTACCGTCTCTACCATGTTCTATTGGTGTTACCTCCATATACTTAGCTAATCTATCTAACATAGCTTTAATACCCACATAAGCTCTAAAGGTAGGTGTTTCATACATTTGTCTACACATATCTAATGCATATCTAATCTTACCATCTTCAGGAGATTCTTCAAGTCCTATTTCTTCTATAATAATATCTTCTTTCTCATGTTCAGGAAGATTAAAGAAAGGATTTAAATCTGGATCCGGACAACTTAAATAAAATATATATTGATATACTTGCATATATGTATCAGGGTATTCATCCATTATTTTTTTAAGAAATGGTAAAGCATAACAATGTTCAGAAGGTATAACTTTATTATTTTGGACATCAAATAATCTTACTATCATAGTTTTATATTTTTATAAGCCGTCTATATATAATTTTATATACGTATAAGATTCAGTAACATATATTGGAGTCATAATACCTGTTAAATATACTAAACGTACATCTACTGTTGTTCCATCTGGATTATAAACAGATCCAACACCCAATAAATATACTGGATTTATTGCTATTGGTTTTTCAGAACCTTGTACAATAAATACAGGTTCTTCACTATCTGCCGGTAATTTTGTTGCTAAATAAACTTGTGTTAATACTATTGCTGCCATTATTTTTTATCTTTTAACCACATCATTAATGAAGATACTTCATCTTTTAAATATGGTAGTTCATATATTTTTACTTCGTCTAAAACTGGTTCACCATTCATTACTTTAGTAATTGGATAACCGTTAGTATCTTCTCCAACCTTGACAAATTTAACATGTTGAATAGTTAATTTTCCTATCTTTAATTTGGGGTTGTGCTTCTTAATAATATACGCATAAATACTCAATTGTAAGTTATAATGCTTAAGATTACAATCATCTAAATGATTAACTGGCTTGTATAGTTTTTTTGTTATACCCTCCCAATTAGTAAAGCCTTTATCTTTTATTTCTTTATTAGTTTTGTAATCATGTATGTTTATATGTCCATCTACTACTTCAACTAAATCTGCTTGTCCACATAATGCCATAGATTTTAAATAAACCATATGTTCTGGATATACTCCTTCTTTAAGTTTTTGTTCAGGAGCTAACTTAACACCTTCATCAGTTATTAAAGGTTTTATAATAGGTACTTCAGTTCCATTACGTTCAATGGTTTTAAAGTCTAGCATATCTGCTTCTCTTTGGTTGTGATACCAATTTCCTAATTTGATAGCTCTTTGAGTTTCATTATCCCAAGCAGTAAGTATTTCTTTTGGAGTCATACCATGCCATTTAGATCTTTTATTTTTAGAAGATTTTTTAGCTTGACCATCTCTATCAAATTTAGGTTTAAACATTCCAATAAAAGCTGTTACACTTGTCCAGTTTATTCTATCTTCATCATTACTCTCGTATAGATGACCTTCTTCTTTAAATGATATTGCCATAACTTTATGTTGTTGATGTATACCAGTACCCACCGCTTTGGTTGGTAATTAAGCTACATGTTGTTTGATTACATATGTAATTAATTTGAATTTCCATTATCTGATATTTGTTGGTTTATTATTTCTTCTTCTTCTTCTGTTGTTACTACTGACCAGTGACCTTTTGGACATTCAGATGATAATGATCTTAATTTAAATTCTAAACTACATCCACAATCAGAACAACAAGGCTGAGTTCCAGGAGCTAAGCAATTTTTACCTTTTAAATCTAACTCTGAACAACTTGCACATATTTGCCATCTATCTGTAAATATAGATTCTACATGTTCTTTCTTAAACATCTTATTTTTTATTCCGTCAGCAATTTTATCAGCATTTCTAAATATCTCTAAATATTTAGACCAAGGATGTTTATTTACTTTACCCATTCTTTTTACTTTTAAAATCTACCTTTCTTAATTTAGCTTCTTCAAGTTTATTAAGTACATCAGACATTTCTTTTATATCTTTAATTATGTTTTCACTTTTTGCATAACCGTTATATGTCCTTTTAGCAATGTTACCTAACATGCTTTTCTTTTTCTTTATTGCTGTTTCAAGTTTACCTTTTCTTATTTCAAAAGTACCTAAACCTTCTACATTTATTCTAGGATAAGCTAGCTTAGATAATTTCTTTCTGAGTTTACTATAATAAAAACTTATAAAGTCATCTACTACTTGTTGATGAACGCCCACTTCCTCAGCAATACCATTTGTAAAATCTTTATGTTTTTTGGGATTCACTTCCTAATATTTTATAGTCTAATAATACTAATCCTTCATTTTGAACATTTGTATTTTTATTTATACATATAGTTTTTTTATTGTTACCCTTTTTTTCAATTAACATTTTTTTCTCAGCTTTAGAAATTGCATTCCTTGCTGATTGGGCACTTTTAAATATATTTAAATTAGTTAGTAAAATACAAAACTTTGCTATTTCCATATTAGGATTTTTTGCAAGTACAGCTAAAAATTCTAAATCAGAATTGCTTATTAGGATTTCATTGAAGAAACAATGAGTAACTATTTGATACTTTATTGAAATATCAAGATCTACTTTTAGTTTAAAGTCTACTTTGTTTACTATTGCCATATTTATAAACTTAATATCATATCAACTAAGTTAGGGTCAGGATAACAATCAGATTTATCCTTTCTAACATTAGTGTGTGTTAATAATCCTTTAACTTCTCCTAAACAAGCACTCATCTGAAAACCAAATCCTTTTACAGGACCATATGTTTGTATGTATTTTTTCAGACCTACTCTAACATCAATACCATCTCTTTCACCAACATAACGTATCCATTTTTCAGTGGCTTTGATTTGTGCATCAGAATATTTGTGATAATTTAGATAACCTCTAAATGGTTCTTTGAGTTCTATAATTTGTTCAGGTTGACAACGTGATCCTACATAAGTTTTTAGTTCATTATCTAAATAACCCATAGAGCATATTTCTAATCCTACTGAATGTCTATTCATCCAACCAGATTTAGTTTTACCTAAATGATATGCTTGACCTCCTTCTGGAAATGCTTGTACCATAACTCCATCATATTCATCATCACCATTCCTGTGATTAATTCCTCCTAAAACAAATTCAGTAGCTATTCTACCTCTTTTATCTCTACCCCAATAATCTATACATTTATAAGGATTAGAATTACCAGCTGTGTGATGTAAAAATATATATTCGTTTTTAATAGGACCTTTAATATACTCACCTTCAGGTAAATAATTTCTGTGAATTAATTGATCATAATTAGTTCTGAAGTAATTTAGTGATATATCAGTATCTTCATCAATACCTAAGTCCTCACTATATGCTTTATTAAAAAGTAACATCCACATATCACTATCAACCATACCTGTTACAGTTAGTCCATTAGTTAGTTGATATTTAATAACAGCTTTTTCTGTCATTGGACCAAAGTGTCCATCAGCACTTATACTTAATTTATTTTGTAGATGTCTTACATCAGGTTTCTTGTCTCCTTTTTTGAGTAGCATAATATTGGTTTTAAGTTAATCAATATTTTTTGCTGCATTCTCCATAGCTTTTTTAAAGTCTTTGGCTTCTTCAGAGTCTGATGCTACACCGCCTTCTTTCTGGTCAGCATATTGCTGAGACATAAACATTTGTGCTTGCATTCTTTCTGCTCTAGCTTTTTCAATATCAGCTAACAGAGTTTCATACTCAGCTTGAATTTTTAAATGTTGAATGTTGTCTTTGTAAAAAGAAGTGATTTCATCTCTCCTAGCGTTAAGTTCTTCTTTGCTAAGATTAGGTTCCTTATCTTCTAAGTTGGATTGTTGCATTGTATGATTTTTAGTTAAACGTTAAACAAATATATATAAATAGTTTAACTAAAAAAAGTTTAATGCCAATTATTATTTTTTGGATTTAGCGCCTGAACATTTCCAACGTTTACGAGATAAGTTATTTGGCGTATTAGGATCATTTCTTTTTTTCTTAGATACTCTTTTCTTAATACCTAAACTTCTTGCACAATAGCTATCACCTTTAGAGGTACCTGGTTTTACTCTAGGTCCTCCTCCTTTAGCTTTACCTGCTTGTCCATAACTAACTCTTTTACCGCTAGCCGTAACTTTAACTTTAGCTTTACCCTTTCTTGGTGTTGCCATTACTTTTTCTTTTTAGGCAAAGACTTTATTTTACCATTGCTGGTTCTTGCATACCTGTGAGTCTTAGTCTCTTTACTTGGTATTAATGTACCGCTATACGTTTTACCTCCGTACTTCCAACTTACTTTACCTGCCATTATTTTTTGAGATCTTTCTTATGAACTAAAGGTTTACTACTTTTAGTATGAGTCTTGCCTGTGTGTAATTTGCCATTGGGCATCTTATGAGATGCGCCTTTCCATTCAGTTCCGTTTTTTAAATAATGTTTTACTCCTTTCATTATGAGTCAGCTACTTGAGATGATGAAAGAACTATCCAATTAGTACCATCAGACCAAATTGTCACTGATGCATATACTTTCTCTAATACAAAATTAGCTCCACCATTAATTGTTTCTGATCCTTGTGCATCAAGTGTAA